TCGTAAGGTATTTGACACCAATTTTCTTCGTCGTAAATGTTGACGGACATGTTCATTGTCCAGCCGGCCGTAACGTCGTGCGATCGGTTGATAAATGGTGTCGTCGCGATTGTTCCTTCGACATCAAGGAAATCTTCGAATCGCCATTGTTTGAAAGTGACGTGAATGTCCTTGCAAACCGACAAACAATCGGAATGAATTTCATCAATCTGGCGATATTCTTGAATATTGTATTTGTCCGCAATTGAAATAATGCAATTGACATTGACAAAATTGTCGCCGATTGAACCTGGTTGCAAAGTCACAATCATTATCGGATATTGAACCGCGTCGCGTGAAACGGCATCAAGGAAATCACCGAAAAAGAAATCATTTATTTGCCGGTGCTGCGTTGCAATGATTTCGAATTCCTTTTTTAGTTGGTTCAACGTTCTTTCCATGTTGTTTCAAAAATTTTTTTAGTTGTTCAATTTGTTTTTTAGACGCTTTGAATTTCATATTATGAAGTTAATTGGTGTATAACCTGAACGATCCTTTCGCATGTCTTCGGCGCAATGTCCAGGACTTGAATTTGTTTCGATGTATTCCGGATATTTGACGCCATTATCAGCGATAAGATGAACGATTAATCTTTCTTTGTAGAAATACGCGTCTTTTCTTAATTGGTCGCGCAAAGCGCTTGTTTCGCTATCGGTGTTCGGTTGTATGTTTTCATCTTGAACGCGACCGACCGATTTGTTTGTCAATTTTTCATTTAATAGTAACGCGCATCGATAGTCAACAAATGCAACCAAACAAGGAACGACAAAATCATTCATTAAATCAAGATAGTTTTGCGTCCAAGTATTGTTTTGAACGCGCAATAATAACGCCTTGAACAAAGGTGTCGACAAAGCCGGTTGTAATTGAATGTCTTGACTTCGTTTGATAGCCACCGCAAGAATTTTCGTGTCGGTGTTGGAATGAATCAATCCAAGTTTTTTAAGATTGTCAACGGATAAAAGATAGTTCATAATTTTTATTTTTGTTTAACGACCAATTGTTGAACCCATTCGTGACGACACCAAGGCGTTGTCTTTTGGGTGTCCGGATTCGTGTACCAACCGCCTTTGTAATTCCAAACATTGCGATCAACTCGCGTTGAAATTGAATCAATGTCTTGGCGTGTGTAGCTTCGATTCAATGAAAGTAATTTAGTACAAAATTCGCGCGATTCGGTTTGAACTGGCGGAACATCCGTTCTTGTTTTGTAAGTATATCGAACCTCGAATTCGGCAATTTCGATTTCAAGATCTTCAAGCAATGAATCACCAAGATTTGTTGTGTTTCCTTTTTGGTAAAGTTCCCAGGTTGATAATTGATTGATTGATGTTGCAACCGCTTCAATGTTTGTGTTTAATGCCTTCGCGATTGACGTTGCGTCTTCGCCTTTTTTTAATAAACTCAAAACGTTCTTGTCAAAATCTCTAATTTGAATTTTGATTTCGCCAATCGTTTCAAACATCATGTCTTGACGCGCGAAAACTTCTTCGCTTGATGTGTTCCAAGCGATTGGATGCGTCGAAATAACTTTATAATTATCTTGACTTTCGCCGAATTGTTCGAATACTGAAATTTCATCATTTGTGAATTCATGCTTGCAAGCTGCAATCGGTGCAACCGGTGAAATCACTTCGGCCGTTGGTGTCAAAATTAACGGCAATACATCAACAAGTTTAACCGTTCCAATATAGCCACCAAGTTTCGCCATGTAGTTCAACATCCATTCAATTCGTTTTTGACGCGAAGAAACGTAAGTTGTTTTGAAAATTTGAAACAAGTCGCCGGATTCCGCCGCGTTGAACGATCCTTGTTGCATAACTCCGAACAATGTCGGTGCGGTAACTGAATGCGCAACCAAGATGTTTTGTTGAACCGATGCTGCGGTCACTTCATATCTTCGATCCAGGTCGTTTCCATTTAATTGTTGAACGGTTGGCGCTAAGTCCTTGCCGTCGGAAAAAGTTATAATGATTTCGCCGGCATCTTCGACCGATTGTGTTCGGCCTTTGATTGATTCGGTGATTCGGTGAAGTTCTTCGGTTGATTCCGGAAAACCGGACGGCATGTTGATCAACGTTCCGGACTTGAATCCATTTTGCAGTTCGTACATGTGAAATTTAGCGATGTCGCAATCCGTTTGAATAGCGGTCAATCCGCCGTTGTATGTTGGTTTCGGATAAATTCCCTTTTCTTTTCTTGATTTCTTTGACGGTTCTTTGTAATACATTATGAATGATCCAACTGGACTATTTTCGTCCAATGCCGGAAACATTCGAAGGTTTGTTTTTTCAGCCGATTGATTCAATGCCGTCCAATCGTCCGATAAATAATACATTCTTTCGTCTTCGGTCATTCTAATCGCGTCAACGTCCAAGTATTCCCATTTTGCAACCCTTGTTCCTTCGCGATTCCAAGTCCCTTTGACCGCAAAACCGCCAAAAAGTTCGAAGTCAAATGCTAATTGTTCGGCAATTTCGTTCATGTCGAAAGGCGAATATTGGTTGTCAATGAATCCTTGCATGTCACCGGTCACGATTTCAAGGCCATTTCCGGCAATGTAAAATGTTTTCGTCTTGACAATTCCTTGATGCCAAGCCGATCCGTTGAAAAGGTCAATTAAAAAATACGGATAATCGTTTTTCTTTCCCCATTTCACGAATCCAAGTGAACGGTCTTTTTCTTCGTCCGGTTTTACGAATTCTTTCCGGAAGGAAAGCGAAGTCATTTTAATTTTATTGTTCATATATGTTGAAATAAATCGGTGAATCGTATTCATTTGCCGGCGAATCAATTTCGATGACTTCGGCGCGGCCGGTTTCAACAAGTGAAATGGCATTTGCCGGATTGAGATTTCCTGGCGATTGTTGTTCGTATATGTTATAAATATAATAACCGTTATAATCGAAAGTCACATCAACGCCGTCAATCAAAACAAATTCATCAAAGCGCGGTGTTGCGGTTGAAATGTTATTCAAAACGCAATGGTATTCCTTGAAGCTTTGTTCGTGGACGAACTCAAATAGATAACTTGGATTCGGAATCGTTGTCAATTCCGTCACCGTCACTATTAATGGCGTCGTTCCGTTTCTTTGTATTATCAACATACTTTATTAATTTTGGTGCGGTTGTTTCGTAAATGTCAAAAATGCCGGCTTGCATATAAAAATCACCTTTTGATTCCTCAACAATCAACCATTTCGACAATAATTTTGACCAACATTTTGATCCGATGTATTCTTTTTTTATTTTCATATCGCTAAAATTACAAAAAAAAAGGGGAAAGGAATAATTTTCCCTTCCCCATTTTAATTTTAATTAGTAAAGTATTAGATTGACGGTGATTGTTGTGACAACAATGTTGTGTAAAGTGTTCCCAAAACATCAGGAACTTCGTCATTTTCCATTCCGTTAAGAACGATTGTGTGTCCTCGTCGGTCGCTTTTAAGAACTCCGGAAGTGTATTCGTTCGCGTCCGCAACTTGAAGACCTTCGCCAAGTCCAAGCGCAACAATTGTTCCGTCGGCATTTTCAACCAAACAAACAACTTCGTTTTGTGCAAGCAAGTGAATTTCACTTCTTAATTCTTTTGAATCGGATGCAAGAATCATTGATAATGATTGCTCATACCAAAGCGTTCCGTTGTTCTTATCAACTTTTACCGGTGCGGTGTATGATGAAAGGTTTGACTTTAATTTGTAAAGAAACGTTTCGCCAGTTACCGTCAACGCAGTCAATTGATTTGTTGCCGAAACAATCGCGCCGGAAACCGCTCCCAAAGGAAACAATAAAACGCTTTTGATTCCGCCTTTTCCGTTAGTACATGTCCGGTCATTGTAGCCGGAAGTCATTTCACAAGACATATTTTTTTAAGTTTAATGAAGGCCGGTTGCCCGGCCGTCGTGATTATTTAATTTATTTAATTAGCTCGGTGAAGATGTACCATTCCAAACTCCGATTTGATTCAAGAAAGGAACTTGTACTCCAGCTCTAAATTTAGAACGAAGGTAGATCACATCGTCGTCGAATGAATACCAAAGGTCGTAAGATTCGAAGTCCGAAGATAAATCAGTTCCGAATACAAAGTGACTTGAACGACCGGTGTAAATGTTGTCCGTTCCGTTCAATCCGTTAACCTTAACAACTCGCATGTTTGAACCTGGCAATAAAAGTTCGTTCATTGTTGCGAATTCCCCTGGTGCAAAATGGTAAAGATTTAAGTCAACTAAATTCTTTAATAACAAGTTAAAATTCTCGCGTCCAGTCATGCAAATGAATTCTTCGCCTTCCGCAACATTTGTTGGTGTGTTGGTAAATGCTTCGTAAAAAACATCGTAAGCGTTTGAAACGGTAATTGCAGCAACCGCCGATGTGTTCAAATTGACACAACCGTTCGCAGTTGTTAAGAATTGTCTAAATCCGTTCATGAACGCAAGGTTTCCAGAACCAGTCGCTTTATTTCCGTTCCAAATTAATTTGTCTAATTCGAAAGCATGAAGCTTCAATAAATAATCAGTGATTTGCGCTTCGAAAGGTAATGTCTTATCTTCGGCCATTGCGCCAGGTGTCAACGCTAATTGCGTCCAAAATCCAGCAAGATCTTTTTGACAAAATCTTTTCATATAGCCAATAGTTTCAACTGAAATTGCACGATCAGTGAAAACAGTGTCACCATTTGGTGTCATTGAACAATCCGCCGTTTGATAAACGATTGAATCGTCCATTAATTTCAATTCTTCGCTTCCTTTGATTCCTTGTTGAATCGCAATGTATTGTAATGTTTGCGCTTCGGTAACCGAACGAACGATTAAATCTTCTCTTTGCTCGTCGGTGTACGGTGCAAGTCCAACTACATCGTAGTCGAATGATGTTTTAAGGTATTTTTTTAATGACATTTTATTTATTTTTATTATTTTTTAACCATAATTGTTTAGCTGTCAAGTTGCCAACTTTTGCGAATTTTTCGCCTTCGGATGTCGTGTTTATTGGTGCTGACTTGAAGGTCTCGAATTCACCTTTCAATGTCGCAACTTCTTTCGACAAATCATTGTTTTGGTTTGCAATAATTTTCATCATTTCGGCAACCGCTTCGATGCTTGTTGCGAATGATTCCAACTTTGCGTTTATTTTTGACATTGCTTGTTCCTCAACAACAACAACTTCTTCTTCGGTCGTTGTGATTTCGTTTATTCTATTAACGATTAAACTGGCAACATCAAAAGCGCGATCCATTTCAACTTCAAATTCGGTTGCAATGATTTCGGAAACTCCTTCAAGAACCGCCGGAATTTGTTCATCTACGATTTGAAATGCGCTTGCATTTTCTTCGATTGCTCTTTCGTCGATAATTTCAACAATGATTCCATTTGCATCAACAACAACCGAAACGCCTTCAAGGT